TGGTATCAAGCGTCCCCTCATAGCTATCTAAAGCATCCCTTATGGCCCCTGCCAGAGACTTAGCTTGTGCATAAGTTTCACCCCAAGCGTCAATCTGAAATCTTGGATGCGCCTTGCCTGAACTCCCATTCAGGTGATGATCTCTCATTCCACTTATTTTAGTATAGAGAATAAGTGGATATACGGGATTCTGAGGCAACATAACCGGATAACATCTTGTCGTGATAGCCTTCACAGCATTATCATTGACCAAAATATATCTGATTGCTGATTCTATCACTTTCTTAAACCCATTATTTGCTGCCTTGTTAACGTTCCCTTAACAGCCTTTTTAGCCAATAACCTTGCTGATTTCTGTATTGACTTCCATAATTCTTCTTTTAAAACCCTCAATGATACATCTCTTTTGCTATCCCATGCCGGTCTTAAAAAAGGCATAGGGGATATAAAACCCCTATAAGCCCTATTTTTAGTAAATCGTGCAGCAGTCCCGAACTCAAAAAGATGAGAAAGTGGACTAGATGCACCTATATACATATATACTCTTGATCTATCTAAAGCCTTTCGTTGCGATCTCTTTAAATTTGAACTAACTTTCATGGATTTTAATATTTTATCACCATGTATAGGAATACGCTGAACATTAGATTTTGAATCTTCCAATACAGGGATAGACGCTTTCTTTAGAGCCGATCTAACAACATTCTTTTGCATAGACATAGTAGGCAATTTAGAAAGAGCATCCATCGTTTCCTTAAGCCCTACTATTTCAAATTTAAATGCTGATTCAACCATTGTTAGTATCCCTTGTACTGCAAATTAATTCTAAACCCTGCTTCCTGCCTATCTCCAAAACTGCATGGATATCATATTCATTATCGCCATCAATCAAAATACAATCCGGTTTTATTTTCCGTCTATATCTAATCCTGTATTTACATGATATATCTGCAACTGTCTGTTGAGCTGCAAATCTTTCAGCCCCTCTTAATTCAAGCCTTTCAGCCCATATATCGGACGCAATGGCAGAATAAACAATAATCTCCTCTCCTAAACTATTTGTAGTTATCGTTTTGGCTTTTATTGTTATGAGTCTATCTAATCTACCTGATCTCATTATTCAAACTCATCATAAAGTATTGGTACATTATTTATAAGCCGATTATAAACTTTGTCCTCAACAACCGATAAACCCACGACATCTTCACCCCTTGATTCATAATACACCGCTGCACGTCTTAATATGGCTTGTCTCGCTGTTGCAGGGACATCACTTGCTAAATCACCATACCCACATACAAAACGTATCACAATGGGCTTAGTAGTCGCTTCCGTGAATGACGGCCATGACTTCCCGTAAGGCAATACTATCCTTCCACACTGATCACCGTTAGTCTCAACTAGATAGTCAGTTGTAGCCGCCATTGTTGTTTGCGTACCGTCTGAATCAGTATATTTAATATGCGTCACGCTCTGTAAATTACCAAAAGGTATCTTGATATAATCCTCACAAGGGAACTCATCTAGATAATAATCCCAAGTCTGAGTTATAAGCTTTCTTCTAGTATCGTTTTCAACATCAAGTCTGGCAGTTGTGATATCCATCGTCAAAAGATCATCTTCAATGGTTGTAGCCGCCTGTCTGATTATAGTTGTGCTAAAATAACAAGTTGCGAGTAATACCTTTGCGACTGTCCTTATGTACGACTTAGAGCCTGTATATGCCTTTTCCTGTATTGCATTATCATTAGCAGTCGTTACCTGAGTAAAGGCCCCACCAGTCCAGTCAGTATAAGTTATATTATCATCTGATTCCTGAATTTTTACATCGACTGTACCCGTTGCGCCATTAGTCCCTGAATTTAGAATAACTACAGCAGAGTACCCCAATACATTCACACCCGTCCCGATATGCGTAGTGTAATTATCCTGAATCGCGTACAAGGCCGGAGGCAATGACTGAGTTTCATCAATGTTACCAGAGAATGAACCGGAATCTAAGCGTAAATGTAACTTCTGGTCACTTAAAGTAATTGGCTCAATCGCTGGGGGTGTATATAATTCTACTCGCATTTTGCCTCTGTATATTCATGGACTTTAATCCCGGTTTAAACTTGCACAGGCTGGCCGGGAGATTCCAGCCGTTCAAGGTTGCCCTCTAGTGCAAGATATCACATTTACGATCTATCCTGAAATACCCTAACATAATCAATTAACATCGTGCCAGTGCCGGTATTGTTAGCCGATACAGCCTTAGATAAATTAAAATAAGGCTGAACTTTAAAATCAGCACCAGCAGCCCCGGACATATCCCCTGTACCAACAAGAACGTCATCAACATAAAACTTAACTGCCGACAAATCAGTAAAATCTATCCTGTAAATATTATAAGTTGACGCAACAAGTGTTACACCTGTAGCATTATCATCATCATTAGTGGTATCGTCATCTGTCTCCCATAACAGTGCAGTATTTGCAGAGCTTTCAAGCCTAAACCATGCGTTTATGGATACGGAATCAAGCGTTGTATTATGTGCGCTGGCTACTCCCCACACAGCCTGAACAGTCTCAGTGCCAGTAGGCGGCAGAGTTGTGAATGTCAATCTGGTTTCAAAAACCAAACCCTGGTCAATGCTTAAACAAAGATTATCAGAAAAATGAACAGCCCCTACCTCTGCGTTATCATCACTATCAAGAATTATTGCCAACGCCCCATTAGTGACATCATCAGATAACCCTATTGCTGTATTTAGATTTGTTTGAGTCGTTCCCCAAAAAGTTGTATTATAAGCCTCTCCTAAAAAGTCATCATAATACTCTATGGGATACATTGCTTTTAAAGTTTCGCCTGTTACATTGTCATAGAAGACTTGACGGCCCGTTGTAAACTTTGAATATTTTGCCATTGTAGACATTGCAATCTCCTTTACCTTTCGGTATCCTTTCGGATAAAGTAGGCAGGGATTTCCACCCTGCCATTATTAATTATGAAAGAGCTGTTACACTCTGATTGCTTGGATATCTAGGCTCAAGCACTGCGATAACAATAGCCTGACCAGTTGCGCCAGTCGCATCATCAGCAAAATCAAGAGTCAGCCATTCCTCTTCATTAGCTGTATCCATTTCACTGGCATCAATATCAACAACAAGAATATAATTGTCATAAGTGCCGTGTGTCAAAGTAAGAGCCGCACTGGTAGACCATGCTGTGAGAACATCACAATTTGCTGAACCTTGTGCAGCAGACCCAAAAGCATATCTAAAGGTTAATGCGCTTGTCCTTGCGCCATCCGTTGCGCCTGAATAAGCATATAGCACCGGGCTCGCTGTCCCAATATCATAAAGCTGAATCAGGAAAGTAGCTCTGCGATAATTTTTCATATTAATTGAATCTGTGACATTGTGAGCGGCGGCATTAAAATCTATATCAACACCAACCGGGACTATCTTATATTTATCGATAAAAGTATCCATTCTGTTTCTCCTTTTTAAAAAAGTTATTAAGGGGATATTTCTACCCCCTAGCTATTACGACGCTGCCAGTGTTACAAATGGCCCCTGTGTTGCCGTTGATCCACCCTTATAAGGAGTAAGGGTCTTATTCCTAAGCGGCTGACCATCTAACCTGTAAACCCATTTAAAGGTCATCTCATCATAAATGAATTTTACATGAATAGATGAACTTGCCTCAATCATACCCTTTGTAAAGAGCAGGTATTCGTTGAAGTCAGCAAGGACTATATCACCCGCTGTAGCAGGAGCTTCACACTGTTCTATCGGGATTATCGGCTTTCCAAGCAGGGTCATATAAGGCTGACCGGCTGCACCATTCGGAGGTAGAAATACTGGAACTCCGCCTGTCCCAACTTTAACATTCATAAGCATGAGATAAGGCAACAATGCACGATTAACAAGCCATATTGCATTAGCATCGCTTGAACTAAGTAACCTTGCATACATCTTGGCTACATTAGCGTAAAGGATAGGATCGGTAGCTCTTACCTGACCTGTCTCTATATCCTGTGATACTGTGCATCCAGCGTTAAGAATACCTAGAGGCATACCCGCACCAGTTCCCCTCATAATCAGGTCATCAATTTTAAACCCAAATTCCATCGGGAACCATTTATTAACAACCGAGGTAAGTATGCCAGCATCTTTCAGCATATCTTCTGTAGCATACATGATACCCATGCAGTCATTGAGCTTCCATGATGCCTGCCTAAATTTGGGCTTTGTTGCGGTCACTGTATCAGCCTCAGCCTTCATATAAACCTGCATACCGCCGAACCTTGAACCATTTGCTCTGCTTGCTTCATCAACAAGATTAATGTCCAGGGAATTGGCCCCGGTTGAAGCTGTTACATTAAAGCATCTCTGAGACAAAAGACCTGTTGCAATTGTGCCACGATCAAGCATAGTCGCTTTATCGGTACTTACCAGATACCCACCTTCAGCGGGCACTGTCTCGTTTGCGCCAGAAGCGGCCATCTGTACTTTATTAAGCCTGTCCTGGGCTTCAACCCTTCCTTTAGCATTCGGGACGCTCACTGTAACAACATCAATAAGCTGTTCACCTATATTTTTATAAATAGGCTTTTCCTGCCCGCCATTTAAACCCTTTGTCTCCATTGAGGCAACAGCCTTTTCAACTGATTCAATCTGCTGTTTGATAGTCTCAAAGTTAGCAACATCCTTTGCTATTTTTTCAACCTTTTCAGCAAGTATAGGGTCAGTATGGCCTTTCTTTTCAAGGTCTTTTATACGCACATCATTTTCAGCCTTGAAATCCTCAAACGCCTTATTCCTTTTTTCAACTGCATCCTTCAGGTCAGTTATGGTTTTCTTTACCTCATCAAAATCTGCCATTTCTATTCTCCTTTTATATGTTTATTGATTTAAGTAATTCTGTTAGTTCGTTAATATCAGCATCACACCGATCTTCGGCAATAGCATCTTGCCAGCCTCTCGCCAGCAAAACCTTTGCCTGTGACTTGGATAGTCCCCCTACATCACGCAAGGCTTTCTCCACTTTTCTTATATTCGGTTCATCTGATTGATCATTATCAGATAAACTTAAAATACTATCCGGTACACCTGCAAATATCGGGATATTAAAATTTGCCTTTACTCCGCTTTTCCCTTCTATGATATTATCAATAAAACCCTTCTCTTGAGCTTCCTTGCCAGTCATCCATGTACCATCTTTTTTATCATCACCATTCATGAGATTTTTTATTTCACGTTTCCCTATCTTCGCTTTCTCAGAATATATATCAACAATCTGGCTTCCAAATTGTTTGAGAACATCTCTCATCTCTTCCATTGCAAATTCATTACCAATTGCTATAGACCAGGGATTATGAATCATGTATGTTGATGTATTATAAGCGGTTACGTTTTCACCACCTAAAGCAATTATACTTGCACTACTAGCCGCCAGTGAATCTATCCTAGTCGTAATCTTTGCATCATGCCGCCTCATAGCTTGATATATAGCTATCGCATCAATGACATCCCCGCCAGGAGAATTAATACCGAATGTTATCGGCCTACCTTTATATTCATTTATTTTATTTACAAGAATATTAGCGTCAAGAAATGGCCAGCCTATTGCATCATACACAAGTATTTCTACCTCTTCAGCAGAATCATTAATTTTAAACCAATCAGGTTTATCAAGAGGCTTTTCGTATAAAGCACTCATTATCTTTGCATTAGTGCTATTTCTGTATCTTAGATTCATTTCCTTTTTCTCCTTGATTCCCGGATTCTTTTGTTGTACTTGTGCGGGTTTTGTATATATCTCCACCCTCATACGCATTGAGGTCTTCCAAATCCCTGCACTCATTGGGTGATAACATCTCGCAATTAATGCCAGTCTGATATCCTTGCATCCTTGTTTGAAAATCACCCCTAACAAGACCTTGTAATGAAAATTTAACGTAATATTTCTTTTTCTCTTCGGGTGTCATTAAATCCCGTTTAGCTGCCTTCTCATAATTAACGATATCAGGCGTAACACCATATACTGAATATGCAATCATGAATTGCTCACTCGATGCATATGTCGGGGCCTTGTCTCCGCTTTGAATAAGCATTAAAGGGACTCTATATAATCCACAAATTTGAGCTTCATTCATTTTCATTTGTTCAAGGAATTGGGCATCAACCATACTCATCTGAGGAAATTCTACTGACATACCTTCATCTATCAGCATCATTTCCCATGACTTGCCCAGGCCTTCATATTTCTTTTTAAGCTCTGCCTTTAAATTTGCATGCGCCGGAGCCTGTAACGGCAATGGATGTTTAAATATTGCTCCAGGGTGCATACCCTTACTGAAAAAATTGCCAATAAAGGAATTACTTGCTAACCCATTGCCTATTGTTTCCCTTGCGTACTCAATAGGATTAACGCCTGTTATGCCATCAAGCGTAAGTCCACGAACATGAAATATCTTATTTTGAGGGACAGGTCTTATATCCCCATTTTTAAACTGGATATAATAGGTCAAAGTCATATCATCATTTTGTTCAACCTTTTGTACCGCACCAACTTTTAATGGTATCAACTGCTGTATTGGCCTACCTTCTAAACCCTGCTTATAAGCATAAAAATTGCCTCTCAAACAAATATGTGCTTCTACCATTGCCCAAAATTCTGAGGCAGTCATCCAGTCATTAGGTTGATCATGCAACTTATCATAGAGATAAAAATCAGTGGCAGGGAACTTCCCCTTATCGGTCTTTTCCATCACCTGACAAGGTAACTGTGATATTGTAAAAGCCCTAACCCTTACACAATTCTGGACAGTTATAAGCCTCATAGCATTATCACCACCGCCAACTGTAGCAGGCAGAGGCACATCACCATAAAAGGAACCCCCAGGACTATACCATCTTGGATCGTCCGGCCCCCATGATGCTGATTGAGGTCTTACCATTCTTGATACTATCCCCACTATTTATCCTTCATCAAGTAACCAATCAACATTAATATTCCACCCGGTACAAGCAAGGCCCATGATAAACCCCATTCGAGATAAATACCGTATCCAACTACACCTAACCCCCCGAATAAAAACAAATCTCGAATATCAAAAACATTCCAAAACCATACAAAAGGAGCTGATAAAACTTTACTCCACATAGGTCTTTTTAAATTCATATAGTCTCCCTGTTTATTTTTTGTATATTTTCAGGTGTTATGAAAGGATTGTAAAGCAAATTATTCAATGATTTCAATTATATATATCAATAATTATTAATAATTATCAAAAATTATCATTTTTTCTTGACAGGGTTTATATAACAAGATATGATTGCATATCTTTAATGCAGTTATACATTAAAGAAAGGGTTTGGTATGGTATGGTTTGGTTAGGTAAGGTATGGTAAGGATTGGCAGGTGAGGTTTATTATTAACAATTTAATAACGGGAGAATCAATTATGGCAACAAAATCAACAACAGTTACAATTTCAGCTCCAAAAATTCAAACAGCAACATTTAACATCAAAGGGATTGCCCCTTTAGTTATTCACAGATTCAGTAAAAAAACCCAGGAAGAAATGCTTCAAAAAATGCTCACAGGTAAGGCAGCATCATCCAAAAAAAACAGAGACCCTAAAGACTTAGAAAACTCTTACAACGAAGCAAGGTATATTTCCTCTGAAGGATGGGACGGATTCCATGCCGGAGCTTTACGGGCAGCGTTGATTTCAGCATGTCGGCTTGTAGGTTTTAAAATGACTCTAGCAAAATTATCCATCTTTGTTATTCAAGACGGATGGGATGCTAAAGAGCCACAAATTCCACTAGTACGCATTATCGGCAATCCTCAAATGCAACAGGATATTGCAAGGGTAGAAACAGGACAGCCTTATGTGACTATCAGGGCAGCTTATCACGGATGGTCTGCTAATGTCAAAATCAGGTGGGATGCAGATCAATTTACACAGGATGATATTTTCAATTTGCTTTATAGAGTTGGAATGCAGGTTGGCCTTTGTGAGGGTAGACCGGATAGTAAAAAATCTGCTGGCATGGGTTGGGGTTTATTTGAAGTGGCAAGCGGGGAACTTAATAACTAATACCCTGCAATAGAGGCAGGTTTGGTAAGGTCAGGTGGGGTACGGTATGGTTAGGTAAGGTTTGGTAGGGATTGGCAGGTAGGGTACGGTATGGTTAGG